CTTCATACACTAGCCCTATTTTTTTGAATAGTTCTAATGCAATAGTTACAGTGTCATAATCAAAATACTTTGTGTCTCTGACGATTTTCTTAATATCATAAGGAACCATCACTTCTGCCATTTTTGTTCCAAGATATCCACCTTGTTGAGCAGTTTTTAGCAGAAGCATTTGGTAAATGACTACATATTCTGCTCCATTTTCTTGCCCCATTAAGAAATCTATTGTGTCTTGGTCAAAGAAATCTGTTTTCAGCTTTATCCAATAATATTTTTTACTATCTGCCATTATTGGAACTCCGAAAGAACATCTTCGAAATCATCTAACAGATTGCTTTCATATTCTCTAAAGAACTTGTCATCGAGAACTTCAAAATTGTCTACAGAGTCCAGCGTGTATGAAATTATTCTTGACAGGTTCTTCTGCAGTCTGCAACGGAACAAATCAATTGTTTCTTCTCTAGTCATGACTGTTTCTCCGTTAGTGCGATGAGCACATCTAACAATTCTTTTCTGCTGACTGACACACTGCGATTGTTTACGATTCTCATACCTTTGTATTCCAAGATATTTAGATTGAGTACATCTTTTTCCTGGCTGATATAAATTCTTTGATTGCTATTAACTGCTTTAATTGAATACTGTTTAATCATGTAATCTGTACACTCCGTAATAGGAGTTCTTTCCTTTCTTCATTTCCATGCGAATGTCATGACCTTGTTTTCTCAAGTCAAACACGACTGCTGATAATCTCGTGATTCTGAATTTATTGGATGCAATCATGCTTGTGATGTATTCATGACACTGCAAATACTGCAATACTTCATCTTTCTGGGTAACTTTCTTCATAATATCCATTTCTACCCACTTTTCAGCTCGTTTTAGGGGGTATTCATATATCAGATGAACAATTAACCATTTGAATAGAAATACCCCTCAAATCGGCTTTAAAATGGCAAATCGTCCTCTGTGATATCTGTTGGAATTGAGCTGGCAACTTCTGCTCTTGTATATGTCTGCTTAGGTGCTTCTTGTGTCTTTGATACATTGCCAGTCATTTCAAAGTGGTCTACAACTAAACCAATGTTGTTTTTCTTTCTTCCACTTTCGTCCGTAGTCTCATAAGCATCTACATGTGCTTCGATGATTACATAGTCCTTCTTGTGCAGATACTGCTCTGCAAATGATGCATTTCCACCATTTTCTCTATCCCATGCAGTGAGTGGTACAAATTTCCATTCCTTGCCAATCTTTACAGACAGACTTACTTTTGCTTGTTTCTTTCCACTCTGTGTTACATAGATTTTTGGGTCATTTCCTAAATAACCGCTGATAATTAATTTATTCATTTTCTGTTCTCCCTGATTGTTACTTCCACTCTTGGATTTTCTTTATCAAAGGCAACTGTATAGTGCAGTAGGTTGATGTATTTCGTTGAATCATCGGGGAACACACCACACTTCACAAGTCCGTCTTGGATTCCCTTCACGCAGAAGCTGATATTGTCTAAGTCTCTTCTGTGGTTTGCTTCTACAAACGTTACCCACAGTTCACACGGATTCGTGTGCTTGTGCAGTTTGCCTAAGTCACAAGCCATGATTGCACTTGCAATTGTCTTTTCTTCTAACTGCCTTTTTAGCGATACTGCATGATACATATTTCCACGTTCAGCAGAAATATATTCATTCAGACTTACCAATCGCCCGCTAATCACTATCGTATCGAGACCACTCTCGTACTGTTGCAGAGTCATTAAGTCGCAACTGTAGTTTGAGTGCGTTGATTTTTTCGCCGAGCGTTCTGTATTTCGTTTCCGCACAGTCTCTCTTAAATCTCTTTTCCGCAATTTCTTCGTCTCCTACTAGAAACTGACTGATGAAAGTAATCTTCATTCCACTAGCCATTTCTACTAATGCTTTCTTTCTGTAGAGAACCTTGTAGTCTCTATCCAGTTCAGCGAGTTTGATTCCCGCTTGTTCATAGTTGTCAATCGTGTTGTTAAGCTCTTCTGTGAGTTCTTCCCCACGATTCATCAAGTCGATTCCATCTAGATTCATAGGTAGTTTCGTTTAAAAACCTCCATAAATTTCTCGTGCCCGTAACGTCTTTCAAATTGTTCTTGAGCTTGTTGTTTAAGCACTCTCAATACTGCTTGACCTTCTTTCGTTTGGTGCAATCTCATATGTACTTCATGATTAAGCAAGCACCAGCAACCCCATTCTTCGCTTTTGTTTCTAAAAGCATTCAAGAATATATGGTGTTTATCTAGGTCATATGTCCTTCCAGTCAGATAGCATTTTTTTACTATTTGACCATTCTCATACTTCTGCATTATGCTTTGTGCCATATGTCAATATGTCCTTTATCAACTGTTCTCCATTGACTTCATCTACTTCAAACAGGTTTCCGTATGATTTCTTCGGTAGAAACATGCACGCTAGGCTTTCAACCTTTACGTCGTATGTCTGTTCAAGTGCCATCTTGTACAGTGTCAACTGCAAGCTCAAATACTTTGGATAGTATTTAGATGTAGTCTTGTAGTCCATCAGTGTTTTCTTGCCATCTACAAGCCCATAGAAGTCGAATTTGCCCGCATAAAGTGCTTTACCGTCTCTTACATAGGCAACTGGGATTTCTTGCATTTCTGCCCTTATTACGTGCTCTTCTGCAAGGCTCTGATATCTTCTCAGGGCAAGTCCTTCAAATGACTTTCTGTCTACGTCTGTCTCTTCGCCTTTGTTCCACTTCTCAATCATTTCATGCACCTTGGTTCCATAGCTTGCCGCACGCTTCAATGTGTCAGTGCTAATACCTTTGTACATGCTCGGCATCCATATCTCATGGATTAGAGTGGTCACACTCGGTGTAATCACTCCATCCACAAGATAAGTGTGCGTTTCTTCTAAAAATTCAATCATTGTATGTGATGCGTACAGACGATTTGACTGTTGACGACTTGCAATAGTCATCAAAAATGTTGTCTTCCTTCATCTTCTTTGTGTCTGCTACGACTCTCTTGCTTTCGGGAACATAAGTGAATGTGACTACATCATTAGAGAATTTCTTGATTCCATGTTCTTCCATGGCTTTCAAGAGTGATTCTTTTATTTCCCCTTCAATCTGCTTTGCTTCTGCAATCTGCAACTGCAGGTTTCTTAATTCTTGAACTGCTTTCTGTGCCTTTTCTCCAAGCACAATCTCATTGTCTTTTGTTGTGATGTCTAGCATGATTCTTCCTCTGTCTTGACTGGTTTTTTCAACTGCTCAATTGCTTGTGATGCTTGTGCGACTGTCAAATCTTCCAGTCTCTGCACCTTGTAGAATGCCATCATGTTAGCTACACGTTCTGCATCGCCTTTCTTAAGAATTGCGACCTGTGCCTTGGAAGCTAATCGCTTGCCATTGTCTGCCACTAGAGAACCTTCTTCGTCTTGGCTCACTCCACTTCTTTTATCCAGGTCATCTTCTACTGCGAGGTCATAGGCTTCTACGTATAGATAACGTCTCATGTATGTATGAAGTGAACCGAGATTCTGAATTGCAGTTGCACCTTTGACAATTGCATCAGCAGTTTCACTCTCATAAACCAATCCTTTAGATGTATCATCTGTATCAACAATCTTTAATACTGCCTTTTCAATCTTCACACCGTCGGGATTGTATGATGTGATGATTTGAAACTGTGTAAATAATCCATATTTTGTATTCAGTTCGTTCAGCTTTGGTAAGAAATCCGTTAACTGCAAGTAGGAGAATTTAGCAAAATTATTCTTTCCACTCTTTGAATCAACACTCTTTTGCAGTTCACATTTGACTGCTTGCATCTTCTGATAGATGTTCATTGTCTCTGCCATCAGTTCATTCCTTTCTTGCACTTTGCAAATGCTCTTTCAGTGATTTCAAATAGTTTCTGTGCAGCATTCTCGGATGAAACGAAGCCATCTTCATCATCGGATAATGAATTGGCAATACCGCCAAGCAAAAGCATCTTAAATTCACTGTCTATTTCTTCTCTATCAAATCCCATGTTGATGCCTTCATCTAATGTTTTGTATCTCAGTGCAATGACGGCATAGCAGAGTTCTTTTACCAACTTGTCTGATTTTCCATCTATTGTGACTTCTGTTTTGTTTACTTTAATCATTTCAATACCTTTTCCATTTCTTCTCTGACTTCATCAATTGATTCTTGATTTGAAATATCCTTGTCTAACATTTCTCTAAGGAATCTCTTTACTTCTTCTTCGGGAAACACAAATCCTTTTCCAATCTTGATAGCGTGGATAAGCCCCGCATTTCTCAGATTGTCGATTTTGTTTCTGTCTGTGTGTAGTTCTCTAGCTAAATCGCTTGTACTCCATGTGAGCATTGTGTACTCCTTTCTGTCTAATAATTGTCTACTCGCTTTGCAAAAAAAATGGACGACACTTCTTCACTGCTCAGTGACAATGCTTCTTTAATCTTTTGTGCTTCTCCGAGAGTAAACTCATTCTTTCCGTTAATCTTTCTAGAAATACTGTTTGGTGTCAATCCAATCATTTCAGCTAGTTGCTCTTGGGTCATTCCATTTCTGATAATAGATGCTTTTAAAGCCCTATTATCCAAATGATAGAGCAAAAGTCTTTTCTTTTCATTCATACTATTCGTCTCCTTTCTTGTCACACAAAGTTGACTCTTTGTTGGCAAGAAAACAATACCACTTTTTCAGCATTCAGTCAATTATTTTTTTATCTTTTTTGCAAAAATTGTTAATTTCCGCTATAATGGTCTCACAAAGAGAGGAGGTGTGAATATGAATATAGAGCAAGATTTTGGGGCAAGAGTCAAATATTTAAGAACAAGAAAAGGATGGACGCAAGACGACTTAGCTAAAAGATTAGGCTACACGAATCGAGCGACAGTTTCCAAAATTGAAAAAGGTGAGCGAGGAATAAAAGCAAATATGGTTCCACTTATTGCAGATGCATTAGACGTTTCAGTTTCTTATCTATTATTTGGTCAAGTAGATAAGGAAGAAATAACGCTGGAAGATATGGAACTGCTAAAGGCTTATTACCGAGCACCACCGCACATTCAACGAGCCATCAAAGAAATGCTTAAAAATGATTAGAGGACAATAAAATGAAATTGCGCAAAGAAAAATACATAGTAGTGACCGAGAAAAACAATCATACTTATATCACGGTCAAATTTACCTGCAAAGCCAGCAATACCAACCGACAGATTACAAAGACATTCAGCGTTTCAGACTACCCTACTCCATCAGCTTGTCTAGATGCAGCATGTGAATGGCGAGACCTAAAGAGAGCAGAGTTGCTTCTGCACGGACTCCCAACTGGAACAAAGAGAAACCTTGATACAATCATCGAGGACCATATAAGGGTTAATAAGGTAACACTTGGGAATCAGAGCCAAATCCGAAGTTATTACAAGAAGCACATTCAGCCTTATTATGGAAAATGCGATATCTGTGAGATTACTGCACTTGATATACAGTCATGCTTAAACAACATGATATATGACTGCTCAGACAACTGTATCAACAGAGTAGCTACTGTATGGAAGAAGATTATCAAAACTGCTAGACTGCTAGGGCTAATCACAATCAATCCAATGGAACAAGTTGTGATTCCAGAGTCTCAGCTTGCAGTAGACAAACGGAACCAGTCTGTCTCAGACGAAGATGTAAAGAAGATAATAGACTACTTTCTTACAACGGGAAGAAATAAATCTGATTCCTACAACAACAAAGTCATTGCTCACTTCATGATTCTTATGATGGAGACTGGGCTTAGACCTTCCGAGGTTTCAGCACTACAGAGAGAAAACATTGACTTGACACACGGAGTGATAAAAGTAAGGCGTTCCATAAGAAGTTCCAACACGGAGGAGTACACACTAGGAAAAACGAAAACAGAATCAAGTGTGAGAGACGTTCCAATGACGACTAACTGTCATCTGACAATAGCAAGTCTCTTGGAAATGTCACATGGAGAACAGTTCTTGTTTACAGATTATCAAGGAAACCTTTTCACAACTAAAAAAATAAGCCAACACCTAAACACTGTTACAAAACGTCTAGGCATTGACTTCCATTTATATATGTTGCGTCACAGATTCTCGACCAAGCTAGTGACTGCAAATGTTGACCCACGTACAGTAATGGAACTTATGGGTCATAAGAATTTCAGTATGACAGTATCATATGCACGTTCAGATGATGAGAAAAAGATTACTGCAATGGAAGAAAATGTGAATGGAATTGTTTACCAATCGTAACATTTTCAGTTATTCAACGAGACAAAAAATAAACATTTTGGTAGAAATTGGTAGAAAAATCTTCTACTTTAGTAGAAGCACAAACAAAAAATGCGTAAATATGCGTGATTTCAGATGTTGTCGAATATCTGTTTTACATTGTTGAATGTCATAATAGATAGAGATAGCACCTACAAACAGCATAAATACGCTAATATCTGCACCTCCAATCTCTACTTCTGCTTGTACTTGCAGGCACTTGCTGATACATTTTGGTAGATTTTGGTAGAAAAAGAAAAAAGTAGAAAAAGAAAAGAGGACACTCATTTGAGTGCCCTTTTTTCCAATGTTAGTTAGGTAAAAATGTTAGTTGGAATTTCGTGCGTAACTCGTTCATTTGATTGTTAGGAGTCTTTTAGGTATTAATTTCGAATGAACTTTTTCTGCACATCAATATTATACCACAAAGCAAAAAACCACTTTTCAGTGGTTCTTGCCGAAAGGAGTTCTATAAGAAAACATACAGAAATAAGTCAAAAACTGTATGAAGCCCAGTAGCAATTAAGGGTATTGCATTGCTACCCCTATATTATACCACAAAGTAAAAAACCACTTTTCAGTGGTTCCTTACTATCATAGAGGTGTAAATAAAATGACCAAAAACTATTCCAGCCATATGTATTATACCACAAACAGAAAAAGAGAAGGATTGCTCCCTCTCTCTTTCCCATAGTTAATCATCATTGTATAGTTGGAAAAACAACTACATAAATATATTAAACTAGCCAAAAATATTTTGCAACAACTAATTCTATTTTTTATATAATTCTTGGTATCTGAGAGCTTGCTCACGTTTTTCGATTTGTCTCTTGTGCAGATAATCATAGATAGCTAACATGTCAGAAGAAATAGAAACATTTTTTTGTTTTAATCCACTGATTATTTTCTCTGTTGCATCATGTAACATCTGCATATGCTTTTCTTCTTGCAATGAGATTGTATATAAAGTTTCCGCAAGCTCAGGGTATTTGCCTTTCACTTCTGTGCCCACTTTGCATAATGTTTACTATCACAAATCTCATCTTCCATCTGTTCGGCTGATTGTCTTATCAGTTCCATAGCTATACCACCTTTTTTTATTCAATGAAATAAACTTTTCCATTATTTTTCTGAGCATATGTCAATCTGTCATAATCATATTGTGTAATTTCTACATGTTCAGTTGCTCCGCTTACACCTTGAGGTCCTTGTGGTCCAGTTTCTCCCTTGTCGCCTTTAGGCCCTTTAATGTATCCTAAGTCGATTCTAGTTCCCATAAGTTACTCCCAAATAACGTACAAGTGCCCATCTGTTCCTACTTCAAATGATGGTGTATCGCCTTTTTCTCCTTTTACACCTTGAGGTCCTTGTGGCCCAGTATCTCCTTGAATACCTTTCTCGCCTTGTACACCTTGAGGTCCTTGTGGTCCTACGTCTCCCTTTACACCCTTTACTGCTTTGAAAGCAAATGAAAGTGTTGGTGCTGCATCTGTTCCGCCTTTAGTAACTGTAACGCTTGGAGTTCCTACTGTAGCGTCTACCGTAGCAGTTGCAGTAATCGTCGGTGTAGCTCCAGCTGGTCCTTGAATGCCTTGTGGTCCTTGTTTACCAGTGTCTCCAGGCTCACCCCTTAAACCTTGTGGGCCTTGTGTCCCTTGAACACCTTGTGGGCCTTGGTCTCCCTTTGGTCCTTGAATACCTTGAGCACCACTCAAGTCACATACTAGAGAATATGCTTTTTCGTCTTTGACATACAGTTTGCCAGTATCAGCGTCTTGAACAGAGCCAGTGTTAATCATTACAAACTTGCCAATTCCAACACCGTCTGTTGCGTATCCACTGTTCATTTCAGATACAGATTCATAGATTTTCGCAATTTTAAATGGTTCTCCTTGTTCGCCCCTTGGTCCTTGGATACCTTGGGGTCCTTGAATACCTTGGTCGCCTTTAGGTCCTTGTGGACCTCTAATGTTTCCTAAATCAATTCTTGTTGTTGCCATCTTGTCTCCTCTTATTTCGTTGGGTCGTCATAATACATAATCAAGTTACCGTCTTTATCTAAAATAAATGTAGGAACGATAACACCGCCAGTTTCGCCTTTATCCCCTTTTTCTCCTTTTAAGCCTTGTGGACCTTGTACACCAGTATCTCCTTTTATTCCTTGTGGCCCTTGTACACCTCGTTCGCCTTTATCCCCTTTATCTCCCTTGTCGCCCTTGAGACCTTTCTGCCCTCTCAATGGCATGGAGTCATAAGTATTTCCGTCTTCCACTGTGATATGCATCGTGGAATCATCTTTAAATTCGATAGATTTGATACCGTACCCTCTGTCTCCCTTGTCTCCTTTATCGCCTTGGTCGCCTTTTTCTCCGTTGTAGTACTTGAACTTGCTTGTATTGCCATTTGTAAGTACAACTGCAAATTCGTTTTCTCCACCGTTTTCATGCGATAATTTTGTCTGAGTAACAGATAGCACACCAGTTCCAAAGATTTCGTTTACTTCTACATCGACTGCATGTTCAGTCTGCGTAGCACTCAAATAAACTTTTCTATCTTCATTCAATACTGTTACATTTACTTGTGTACTATCTTTGGTTGAATCAATTGCAAAGTCTCTATCTTCATTCAATACTGTTAAATTTACTTGTGTACTACCTTTGATTGAATCCATTACCAAGTCTCCTCGTGAATTTCATCAATTACCTTTTCACTTGTATAGTCTGTACTTGAAACAGTACCGTCTTTAAATTTCAGTTTAATCTGCCATTTGACACTACCTTTTGAGAACATGGCAGTTTCTTCTTGTGACAGTGTGAAGTAGCATCCCGTACTCGTGAAACCACTTCTTCCATCATTGTCAGAAACATGCTTTGCGAGCATGACACCCGAAGATGTCTGCTCGAATGCCAAGCAAACATCTTCGACGTTTTTCATGTCCGAAATAGTAATGTCGTATGTTGGTGTTGTTCCACGTCTCATACGCTCTCCTTACTTCTTGCCTTTATTTACTAGATTCTGCAATTGGCTGATTCTAGTATTATGACTACTTACAGTTGAATTGTATAAACTCTGCAACTGTGACTGAGTCAAGCCACTTGATGTCTTAGATGCACCTTTATTGATAGCTTTCAATGCACCACTGATGTCAAATGTAGGTGTTTCCTCTGTTGTATCACTGATTGATGAACTTCTGCTTGAGCTTCTTCTAGACCCACGGGAACGTCTTGAATTGCTTCTAGAACGTCCACTGTATGACCGTCTGTTAGACGAACCACCACTAGATGAATCATCGTCATCGCTAGTTTTTTGCACTTTCAAACCTAGCAGTTTTTCTACTTGTTTAGATGTAAGTCCAAACTGAGTGATATTGTCATAGTTGAAAGAACCGTCTCTGATACCTTCCTTGAAACCTTCAAGCACTCCATCTTCTTCCATCTGAGCAATAATCTTTTCAGCTCTTGAATTATAGACTGTCTTACCGTCTTTCTTGTCGGCTTTGATAGTCTTGTAGTTTGCAAATGTTCCATAGTCGATATCGTGAGCAGTCAGTGCATCAGCAAACTTCTGATTTGTTTCTAAATCGCTGAATGTATCATCACGTCTTTCGTCATCAGACTTAGACTGATATCCAGTAAGTAATCCGTTATCCAAATCATCTAGCTTATCTTCATACTGTTGTTGAGACATTTTTACAACTGTGCTTGATAGCCCAACATTGTACAAGTCATTAATCTTTCCTTGCTTGTACAAGTCCATAACGTTGTCATACTTCCCAAGAGTTTCTAACAGTCGTCTGTTTCTCAAAGGCTTCGAAATAGAAATTGTATTTCCATTATCATCAGTGTCTGCTTGCTGGCTTTGCAGATATTTTGACAGATATACTGGAATACCACTCTTGTCTAAAGAATCTACTGTTTTAGTTGCATCTGTAAGCACAGAATCAGCTTCACTCGGATTTGTACGCTTATACAGTTTAGCCTTTGCTTCATAGAAGTAATGGCTCTTTATTTTGCCTAACAGTTCAGCTACTTGCGTTGCATCTTCTTTATTGTTCAAATCATAACCGTCCAAGATACCACTTTCAAACAGGCTATGCACTTGATTGTTGTAGTTCTTAAGCATGTACTGGTTAAGGTCGTGTCGTTCCTCGGCATTCATCTTTGTCCCTTGAATTGATGAAGATACATATGGAAGTACGTTAGAGTCTCCACTCTTTTCAGCAATCTTTTCTAGCTTGTTAGTGTAGGAATCTCCTTCCTTGCCATATGTTTTATCGTATGACTTGTATGTACCAATACTTAAATAAGTATATAAGGCACGCAAGATAGGATTGTCTCCACCAACGTTTTCTACATCATTACCGTAAACGTCTACTTGATTCTGTAGATTTGCGGCCATGAAAGGAATTGCAGTCTGTGCAGAGTTAAGAATCTGACCTACAGGGTTGTCATCATAAGTACTCTTTTTGTACTGATTCAGTACTGTATTGATATGCTTGCCCGCACTTGGGAAGAACTGAGTAATGTATGTTTTTGCAACATTCTGAATGACTTTTGCAACTACATCTGCATCTTTATCGTCATAGTTCGTACTTCCACCAAGTTGTTTTAAAGTACTTACAAGTCCACTCATGAATGATGCATTAACGAATGGGTCTGCAAGAGTTGAAACTGCTTCAAGAGAATCTGTTAAGCTGAATCCTTTTTCTGTCATAATCTTCATTGCAGTTACACCAGTAAACAAAGGTATATTCGCCACAGATAGCCATGACAATGAATATGTTCCATTTGGAAGGTTCAAAGAATAAGACTGTTTTCCTCTGCTTTCTTCAAAACTGTCTTTATCATCGTCTCCAGTAGTTCCGTTCAAGATTCCTTGTGCGAATAGGTATGCACCCAATACCATGATTGATGAGCCAGTCATGCCTTTAGACAAGTGTCTGATTGCTTGGTCAGCAGTGCATCTTCCACTCTGCACACCTTTAGTCATTTCATAGACACCCTTCATAAGTCCAATAGGGCTATATGTAACGGAATTCTTAGCGATATTGATAGGTGTTTTTGCAAATGGCATCACTGCATTAGCAAATAGAGCTTGCATAGGCCCTCTTTGTTTAAATTTATTAATAATTTCAGCAGTTCCACTTGCTTGATGGAATACTGCTTCTTGTGCTTCGATAACGGAGAACGCATTAGCTTTATCCATCAGTGCATTTGCTTTTACATTATCTAAAACATTGCCATTTTTATCAGTGAACTTGTATACATTGCCATTCTCGCCTTTTTCAACGCTTGCAGTGTACCCCTTAGAATCAATGTATCTTGCCCATTCATTAGCGTAACTGCTTTGGAAGAATGCACTATCGCCAAATATTCCATTGTTCAATAGCCAGTTTGTCATCTTTTCTGAGTTATGCATGATGCCTACATTGAAGTCCTCGCCAAAAACTGACTTTGCTGCCTTGGCAAGAGCATCATGTGTCATGTTGCCAGTTTCTTGCCCTAGATACTTTTTCAGTAGTTTAGATTCTCTGCCTACAAATGTTTCTTCTCTAAAAGCATCTTTAAATCTACTCTTTGCATCTACATTATTTCCAGTATCTCCTAGTGCATCGCCACTGGCAAATCTACCGTTGAAGTTTCCAGCAGCTCCTTCTTCCCCACCAATTTCCTTTAGGAATTGTTCTGCAACTGCTTTATTAGCTTTTGTAGCCTTAGCAAGTGTTCCATCTTCACGTAGGAAACTGCTTTCGGACATTAATGCTTTAGCTTTTGCAGATTGATTGTAGGACTCGACTACCATTTTCTGAATGGAGTCAGCATTGTCTTTCAAAAATTTAGTAGTGAAATGACCGTTTTTTGTTAAAGCACCTTCTTGTTTGGCAAGTTCGACGAGTTTTGTACCTACATTATGTTGGAGTCTGTTCTTGAAGTCAGCGTTACGATTCAAGAATGCATCAACATTATCTGCTCCGCCCTTCCACTTCTTGATATCCTTTGCAAGTATACCGTCTGCCTTGACATTACTGTTTTTGTTCATGATTTCTTTAACTGCATTAGCTACAGCTTTGTTACTGAAATCATAGTAATATTTGCTCTTAGCGTCTGTTAAATCTAATTCAGCATTTTGGAAATAGCCCGCTTTGTCTAATGCGAGTGAAATTGTGCTTGAACCGATATTTGAGAACTTACTTAAATATTCAGATGTCAAGTTACCTACAATATTACGTAAGTTAGTAGGAACAGAAAGAAGCATAGAGATATTTCGATAAGAAGTAATCTTATCTCTGAACTTTCTTGGTGTCTGACGAGCCAAGTCCTTAACAATTTCGTCAAACAGTTCTCCTTGCTTGGAACTGTTGTTTTCTGCTGCATCAAACTGTTTCATCAATTCTTCATTAATCTTTAAGATATGCTCGCCATTCTTGTTTTGACCGTTCTTGTCAATCATTGCTTGTGTTTCTTTGACGAGTTTCTGCAAGTCATAGATTTTTTCTTCTTTAGGCATTGCAGACCACAGTTTTTGCATATTTCGCATCTTGACTGCACTCTTTGACGCTTCTTCCAAAACGAGTTTTCTTGCTTCTGTTGCGTTTGTTGCAGAGTCTTGCAAAGCCTTTGTCAGCTCATTATGAATTTCGTTTCCTTCTGCGTCTTTAACAACATAAGAAACTCCATTGTCGCCAAAATTTCTAGTCACGTCTAACCCTTGCTTTTCAAGTTTTGCACGATAGCTATTTTCAATGTCTGCCAACTGAATTGTAGCTTCTGTTACATATTCTTGTTCATACTGATGCTCATTGCTTAGATAACCATCTTTTCTAGTAGACTTGAGCGAATTTTCTTGTGACTTTTTAATGTCTTTCAACATTTCATTAGAACTGTTTACATCTAGTTTTCCATCTTTCTTGAACGCATCAATTCTTTCTTGAGCACTCTTTAATGTATCAGCGTCTTTAGCAGTTTCATATCTGAACTCATTACTTTCAGATGCTTCTCTTGCATTTGCACGTTGTTCAGCATTTTCTCCATGCTTGCCTTGTGCAGAATCACGAACACCTTTATATGCTTTTGTAATAACATCTTCTGCAACGTCTGTAACTGCATCTGCAAGTTTGTTGTCAATGTCCTTGCCAGTAAGTTCTTTTGCAGTCTTTTTATTATCTTCACGTACAGTTTCTTTTACTGCTTGTTTTGTTTCTTCTGATGCATCTGATGATTCACGCAGTACATTTCCTAACTCTGTCTTATTGCCAGTTTCTGATGCTTTCTTTGCACGTTCATTAAGTTCTTGTGCAGACTGTCTGTCAGTTTCAAAATCCGTTCTTTCTTGAGGACTTCTGAGTTTGAAAGCGTTCATACCTTGCTCATACATCGCTCTTCTGTCAGCTAGAACTTGGTTCTTCTGTTCATTAGTCATTTCATTAGGGTCTGTACCTAAGTCAATCGTATCAGTGTCAGTCTTTACTTTTTTCCTTGAACTAGTTACCTCTCCAGTCTGATATGCATATTCGGGGTGCTCACGACGGTCTTTCAGCATTTGAGCTTTCTGCTCATCAGTTAATGCATTAGTATCTTGTGTTGTATCTCCAGTAACCATAAAACTTGATGGTTTTGCTACATCAGCTACATATGCATTTTCTGCTTTTGCTTTGCGTTCATTTAAAATTGCATTTTTCTGTTCGTTAGTAAGCCCACTAGTGTCTTGAGTAGTATCTCCAGTAACCATGAAATTTGATGGTTTGACACTTTCCGCTTCATATGCATTGCCTGTTTTTAATGCATAACCTTTTTCCAAAGTTTGACGTAATGTTTCGTCTAAGTTTATGCTTTTATCTTTTAGAACTGAATTATCAAACGTAATTCCATTGTCTCCATTAAGTTTTGCAAAAACTTTCTCACCATTAACATTTACATTATCTGTAAATTCAACTGCAAGATTATTGTCATTTACACTCTTAATGAAAGCATTTGTCTGCTGATTTGTTCTTTCACTGCCGATAGCATTTCTGATTGCTTCTGCTTGAATGTCTCTAGCATATCGTCTGAATGTTTCATTACTGTTGTTGACCATGTAATCTGAAACCACACCATTGTCATGGTTGATATTGTATTGTGTCTTGTCGATAATACTCTTTGAAGTATCGTTCTTTGTAATTCCGTAGTTTTCTTTTGCGAGATTGTAGTCACTGACAACACGACCAAAATTCTTTTCTGTTTCTGTTCCATGCTCTTGAATGAATTTATTGTTTTCTGACTTTGCTTTTGCCTTGTTTACAGTATCTGCAATTGAGTATGGTGCGTTAGCAAGCAATGCACTTGCACTTCCCATGATGCCTTGTTTAGCCAAGTCTCCACTTGTAATGGATTCTCCTAATTCCTTAGTACCTTGCTTGAGTCCTTCTCCAACACTGTTAGCAGTTAGAATCTGATTGATGTATGGTTCAAGAACACCGCCAGCCACTTCTTCAAGACCTTCTTCAAGAATGTCATTGACGTTTAGCTTCTGATAACCGGGAATGACTTTATCCATCATTTCAGTTCCAACTTCTTTTCCAGCACTAGCTAATGCATATAGGTTTGCACGAGCGAATAGGTCATTGCTTACATCTGAATACTTTTCAGCGTTATTCTGCGCCATGTAGTTGTTCATAGCATTAGACATTTCACTACCGTACACGTTAGCAGTCATTAAGCCTAAAGTGCCAGCTTTTCCTACACCACTGAGACCTAAAAGCGTCTGAGGTAGCATGTTACCTACTGAGGAGAAAGTCTGACCGATAGCATTACTGTAGACAGAGTTATTGTCTTGCATTGCCTTGTCAGCAACAGCAGTAGCATTGTACATATCTTGTGCAAAGCCACCAGCCTTATCTTGCAATGTGTTGTTTCCTACAACTCTACCTACTGTAGCTAATGCATTTGCTGGAGACTGTAGAACACTGGATACTGCATTTTCTACACCTTTAACGTAAGATGCGTTTGTGTCAGCAATTACACCTAGCAGTGCATTTCTATCCAAGTTCTTCTGAATAGTCTCACTGCTTTCAGTAGCTTTCTTGTTCAGCTTGCTTACTTGTGTAGCATCATTCAGATTGATTTTATTAGGCTTTTTATTCTTCCAAGTAGGATTGTCTACTTGCCCGTTTCTAGAGAGTGCAGTCTGTGCATCTGCCAAATCAATATTTGCTTGACTGTTTTCATTCAGTCTCCTTTGACGCAGTTCACTGTCAATAAAGTTTTCCTTTACTGTCTGTGCTTGCTTCTTGACTGCATTTGAAACTGCTGTCTTTGCATTATTGACAGACTTTTCAAGCTCAGCACGTTTCTGTTTGAACACTTCATTCTGAATCTTTGCCTTTGCATCTGCATCACTTGTCTTGTTTCCGTTACGCATTGCATTCTGGTCGATAGATGTCTGAATTGCCTTGTTTACAGATTTATTTGAACTTTTGAATGGATTTACTTCATATAGTTTCTGATGGTTCTCTGCAATCTTGGCTTCTCTCTGTGCTTGCTTCTGATTTCTTACTTCAATTCCACTCTTCTGCTTCGGTGTAGAAGAAGAACCCCCACCGCTTTTCGCAGTAGGGGTATTTTTTGGAGATTCAGATGACTTATTATTATTTTTTGTAGTACTTGTTGTATTTTTCTTTTCTAGACTTTTCTTGTACTTTTCATTCTTGACATTACCGTTGATTTTAGTCTTAGTACTAGGGTCGTAGAATCCAGCTCCTCCGCCCCAGTTAATCTTCTTTGATTTTTTTTTCGCCATGGGAACCTCCTATTTGTATGTTCCGTTTCTTCTTACGTATCTTTGATTCTGTGCAGTCTTATGCATGTTGTTACGCATCTGTCTTGCAATTGTTCTCATTCGTGCATAAGGACTGTTCTGTTTCATCGGAGAAACACCAGCAACTGGCTTGATTGGACTAGATGTCATATCCTAAGCTCGCAAGTAATCTAGCATATGCGGATACACCGTCTTTAGTAGTTCCACCATTGGCATTAGTTGGTGTAGCAAATGCTCCATTCATTGTACTCAGTGCTTGCTGATAGTAGTCTGAACCATTTGGACTGTAGCCACTGTAGTTGGCATTGATGATATTCTGCAATGCACTTGTATAGTTATCTAATGTAGTGTTGTTGTTGGCCGCTTTCTGTTGAGCAATGCTAGCCCACATGCTCGCAATACTGTCTTGAATACTCTGTCTTTCAGCCATTTCTTGTGAATTGATTTTGTTCAGAGTTTTATTGTACGCATTTCCAGTTACAAGGTTTTCGTAACGACCCGTTCCACTGTTCAATGCTCCTCTGTTAGCAAGTGCTTCACGCTGATTGTACAAAGCACGCATGTAGTTCACATCATTCTGATTTCTTAGCGCCTGATAGTCGCCCTGAGCTTGTTGAAGACTTGCATTGTACTTACCTTCAAGTGCCTTGCCTTGCTGGTCTAATGCACTGTTAGCCGCATTGACTGCATCAGTTCTAGCTTGCATAGCTGCCTTTAACGCTGCTGCTTGTGCTGCTGCTCTTTCTTGTGCTTCTCTTTCAGCTTGTTGAGCTGCTAATTCTTCTGCACTTGGCCCACTTGAAGCGTAACTGGTAGAATATCGTCTTGAACCTCCACCAGTACCGCCGCCGCCACCGCTATTTCTTGGTGGATTGTTCTTCTGCTTGTATGGATACGGTTGGACTCTGTATCCCGCATTTTTCATTGCACCATGTACTGCGGAAGAACCAGTAACTTTTTTACCAGTTTTCTTGTTTACGTATGTTCGGTCTTTGCTTCCACCGCCACCATTATTGATAAATGCCATAGGTTTTCCTCCTAAAAGTCGTTGTTTTCATATGCTTTTTCATACAAATGTTTTATGTTCTTGATTGCTAATACTGCCTTGTTGTTTGGATAGTTAGGATTTCTTTTGCAGAAGTCCTCATAACCGTTTATAGCTTCTATTGCATCATTAAATTCTTCTTCATCATGATGTACACCTTTTTTGATTTCTCCATTGAATCTCAAGATACGTGCACGATATGTTTCTGCTTGATTCTTGTCTACTTTGTAGTCAAGCTCTTTCAGTTTCTGTAACATTACTTTATTGCTAGTATTTGAAAATGTATTCTGTACCCAGTTTCCAAACCATTGACTGCCTAGCATTGCAACAATGATGGCAACAACAGTAGAAGAATCTACTGCCATTATCCCTCTCCGTTTGTTTCTTCTTGGTTCTCTTCTGCTACAAGGTCAACTACTGCTTCTTCATCTGCATCTAATTCGGGTTTCATATTTGCTTGAGATACACCAATCAATGTACCTACAAATACACCTAATGCAGTACAAGTAGTAGCAATTGCATCTGCATAAGGCAATTCCCAAACTGGGAATACTGCCTTTACAAGTGTTGCGATTGCGGGTAATACAATTAAGCCTACCCATTTTAATACGTTATATGTCTTATCACTTAAAACCATAATTTCCTCCTATTAGTTTGTTTTTCCGTTGATTGTTACACCCTTGAGATAAGGTGCTTCCTCCATTCCTTTTGTGTAGCCGAAAACATATCCTTCCATTTTTCCGTACTGAACACGGAACCAAATGTCTTTTCCGTTGATAGCATAGTTACCGTAGTAGTAAAGATTTGTACCCTTCTTGACTGTTTTAAGTACCTTTGTCTTTGTAGAGCCATCGGCACGAATATTCAAGTCAACCTTAGTTGTAAACTTTCTGCCTTTACCGAATCCAGTTTGAAAATAATGTCTGATTGTTCCACTTCCACCACTTGATGCATCTTTTACTGTGTAAGGAACTGTAGAAGTTGTTTTCCATGAGAGTCCTCCACCGTTCTTGATGTATGAATAGCCATTCAGCAAGAACATCATTCTGTTTGCTGGAAGCATGTTTGCTAGGTTATATCCACCTGCACGGTTTCTATACTTTGTTCTAACGTGCCCCGCACATACTTCTAGATGAATATGATTTCCAGTAGCTCTTCCACTTGTACCTTCTTGATACATTATTTCGTTGAACTTGTAGTAGTGTCCTACTGCGAAACTTCTTCTAGAGTGAGTCAAGGCAAGTGTGATGTATCTTAGGTAGCCATCTGCACAGAGCACCTTCTTTGCCTTGCCATTCTTGTCGCAAGACCAAAAAAATCTAGTATTGCCAGTGTTTGCATTGCCCCAAGCCCCAGCACAGTACCAGTAAGTGTTAGGCATCTTGTTTCTCCAAACATCTGCTCCAGTATCCATTCCAGCAAGGTCTACTTCATATGAAACATGTGAGTAGTGATTTCTTCCGTCATAGGCTGAACCAATCTGAGAAACGTTCAAGCATTTCATTCCAAAAATTAATCTGTCGTAAGTTGTCATTGTTTTCTCCTTTAATAGTTGCGATTACTAGGTTCGAACTAGTGATAACGGAGTCAAAGTCCGTTGCCTTACCACTTGGCTAAATCGCAATAAGAAAAGCACTCGTTATGAGTGCCTTTGCTTAACCAGTTATAGTTGGTGTTGTTGTCTGATGGCAGAACGGATTTGTATCCAGCACCGTCTGATTTTACCAGCCATACAATCGGCTGAGTTTCATCAAGCAGTAATGCACTGGCATTCGGTGGAAGCTGATATGCATTTGCACCGTTGTATCCATTGACCTTTACTACTTGAGGTACAGTGTTATATGAGTACATATTGTCGTAATTCTGTTGAAACGGGTTAAAATAGTTCATATTGTCAACCCCTGTTATATTAGTTAATACTGTTAACCTTTAACCATACCATAGCATTTTTCTTAGGAAAGAAAAGTACTATTCATAAGATTTTTATGCGAAATAATGTGATTAGTTTTTTAATGCTTCTGCAACTGCATCATGCCATCTTTTTGGCACATCATCTAATGTCATTCGGTTCATCCGAATCTGTAATAAATACCATTTAACCATTACTCGTTTCCTCCTATCATTTCAGCAAGAGCTTCAATTGCGGAATCAATGGCATCCAGTCTTTCTTCGTATGTTGCAACGTAAGGCTTATTTTTTTCTTCGTCCAGCATCTTCCGTTTTTTTTCTTCATCTAAGGTTGCTTTTCCATTTTCGTACTTATAGCAGTTCAGAAAGCTTAAATCCAGGGAACCTAGATCAATTTCATCTGTGTCATTTTCTGTATTTGCAATAGATAAAATATAACCTTTTTCATCAATATTAATTGTGTATTTCATATCAACCTCTCTTTAAACTTAAGCCGTATACATGTGTTGGCACTACTATTCCATTCGAAGTACCCGCCTTTCCATACGGATTGACATTCTTCCCAGTCTCGAAAAACAGAGATTTACCGTTCAGTCTACAGCGTCGGTATGATATGGCAGTGTCCGTAACATTTAGTTCTGTAAGGTTATTGTTATTGAATACGATTCGCACAGATACCGGTTCTGACGTTTTCCATGTTCTGTATACGACTAATATTGCGTCATAGTTTCCACTCAGGGTAATAGTCTGACTGGCAAAATCTGCACTCAGTGCCGCATTTGTCCATATCAGTTTTGCAGTAATTGCGTCCTTCAGGGCATTTGCACTTTCATTAGTATAAGCAGTAATTCTGTCAGTAAGCGTCTGCCCGCCAACACCATATTCAACTCCATTTTTTAAAATTCTTGCCATTGTTAATCTCCAATAAAATAAATACTTCCATTGTTCTTGTCTGCATCTCCAAGGGCTGAATAAGCGTCCTTTGTAACAAAAACGTGTTTGGAATCTTTTAATATATCGTCTACATTAGTCTTGTAGTCGTTAAGCATCTGTTGAATCTGACTGATTGCGTAGGGATTGCCCGATGCACCGCTGATAGAGATAATCGCATTGAATACATCTTTGTTGATGTACTCAGCCAACTGTTTCGATGGCCGCATCAGCTGTTCTCGTGTCTCAGATTCAGAGATTGGGTCGGGATATGCAGAAGCATCTTCAAACCCTTTCTTTGGAGTAAATTCAAATTTATCCATTACTTAATCTCCTTGACAATCGTGTATTCAAACTTGATGGAAGAAATACTCATATCTTTGCCTTTATCAGTCTTTGAGAATCCACTCTCCAGTCTGACACCCCACAAGCAAATCTTCTTGAGTGAGCACTTTCTTGTGTAGGTCTTTGCATACTTGTATGTAGTCCAGCCGAATGTGTTGTAGTGGAACTTGTCCCAAAGACTGAGAGTAACCACAATAGGTTCAGCATCTTCTTCTCCGTTTGAATTTTCGTCTGTTATGTATGTAATTTTTGTATTGCAAGCAGTGTCTGCACGTGCTTCAAAGAATACCTTCTTGACTGTTTTCAGTGATTCAAAGTGACTTCCGTCAAACATTGGTGTCTCGTACACTGCGTAGATTTCATTGCCATAGTCGTCACATGAATTTGTGAACTTGCAGAATTTAGCATCAGAAATGAAGAACAGTTCTCTGTCAAGTGCAACTGCATTCGTGACAATCTGACCGTTGTAGCCGATATTCTCCCAGTAGAACCATGCAGTATTTTCAGCCAGTTCATCAAGGGAATACCTTGTACTGGAGTCAGTGTATGGTGCTAGATTGTAATCCCACATCCATACATGGTTATTAATAAACAGTATGTATTTGCCATCGAAGTCGATTGACTTGCACTTGTCTAGATTCTCTTCATCTAGCAGGCCCTTGGCACGTACACCACCGTTGATATTTCTAGAAATAGGTCTTACATTCCGCTCATCTTCAATCAGTGACGAGCACAGTGTACATACACCGTATGTCTTGTTGAGCCATGTAAGACGTGAATCAATCAGCTGAACAGAGTCGGGGCAGTCACAGCCGATACTGTTGTTGACTGGTTTTGTATTGAAGTAGTATCGAGTAGTATCAGTCGAATCCACTCCAAACTGATATGTAGCTTCATACAGTTCAGTAGGCTTGAAGATAATCAGTCTGCTATACTGCAAGCCGAATCCAGTAATATCATCTTCTGAATTGCCGATTTCCATATAGTTCGTTTCGGGAAAGTAGGAAGCATCAGCAGTATCTGAATAGTAGAAACGTGATGTGCCATTGCCCGCAAGGAACAGATGGGAATTGTTACCTCCACCGTATGTAGTCCAGTATTTGCACTTCTCGATAACACCTACATAATCGGGATTGGTAACTGAAATAGTTACCCAAACGTTATCGTTTGTTCCCTTCTGTGGGGCAGTAGTGAAGATGATTTTGTAGTTTGTTCTGTCAACGGTAAAACTTCCATCGCCCTCTACATGTTCTGTAGTAGCAATCTTTACTTCCACTTTCGTAGAGTCAATTGGAATAACCTTGCCGTCCTTGTCTTTCTGAATCGCTTCACTTGGGAACTTGAACTCTTTTGTAGTACCGTCTCCTCTGAATGAAACTTGATACTTGGTTCCTAGCATGTTGTATGCATATGGTGTCGTATCTCCACCCGTACCGTCGGGCTTGCAGTTCATCAGTACTTGAGGTACGAACGGTTCAACTGGCTTGATTGCAGTTGCTCCATGTTCTAGTTTCAAGTAAATGTGCGTATTCATGAAGAACAAATCTTTATTGAAAACAAAGAAGAAACCTTCTTCTGAAAGTTTTGCATCTTTGTACTTGCTAGTCATTTTATGAGACTTTGTATCGTACTCATAGATTTCTCCATTCGTCTGAATGAAGATGTTGTTTTTGTAGCGAATACTTGCAAATACTTCTACTTTGAAGTCGTATGCAAGTCTCTGCCCGTATCTTTTGCCGAATACACCGTTCTTGTACATCATGTTCGTCAGCTTAGGAGACTGATTCACATTCAATGTATATTCAAGGTCTTGTATATTCAGCCCTCCACTTGCGGGAGCAATGATAGGGAGCATCCGAAATTCTGCTGCACTGTGTGTCTTCTGCTGAATGATTGGCATTGTCAGTCTCCGTATACATCAGTAATAGATACTTCGTTGCCTTTCATGTACTTCATCTGTGCATTCTGATAGTACGTATGAAAGATATCGTATTTTGACAAGTCATCATCAATGAAGAAGTTAGCCGCCAGTCCATATGGCAGAATCTCATAGTTGATTACATCGTGATATGGAAGCTCGTCTGTGTCACTCGTTACCATTGGAATCTCGTCGAGTGCATCTTCCCCGTCACGCAGTAGAAGTGAATTTTCCAAATCAAAGTTCTCTGAGAGAAGAACATTAGTCCAAGGAATATAGTAGTTGTCATAGTCCTTTGAAGATTGCTTTTCAAACATCAGTGACTTTGCACGTTCATATAATTCTTTAACTGTCATGTGTCTCCTTTCAGAGAACTCTGAAAAGTTCTCTTATGATTAACTGCCGAACTCAGCAGTAATTACACCGTGTAGTTCGAATGCTCCAGCAGGTTTGCCAGTTGTAGCATTGACTAATGTCTTGCGTACAAATGCATCGCCATAGTAACGGCCTTCAATGAGTAAGCCCGAAATACCTGGAACGTCACTGTACTGTTTCAATTCAGCAATCTTTGTAGGTGCGAATACTTCATTCTTGTGTGTGAATAAAGCGAATGTATTTGCTGGAAGATATTCGTCAGGAACTTCGATGATGTTCCAGTTCATGCACTTACCTACAAGACCGTTTGTCAAATGCTTTTCGCCCAGTTTTTCGATTGAAATGAAGTCAGGGTTCATAAGCAAGAAAGCGTATGTTGTAGATGTAGGTACATATGCATAGCAGTTTGCACCCATTGGAATCTTCTGATTCACAAACATGGAACGTGCCTTTACGAACATGTCTACTACTGTGTCCTTTGTAGGTGCAGCAGTGATTACATTCTTTGCATCAGTTTTAGCGGCAGTAGCCCATGTCTGTAATGCGTGCTTGTCGAAGAATGGTGTTACCTGTTCGCCAATCTGTTGCTTGATAACTTTTCCAGCTCTCTTTAAAGCAGCGTTATCCTTTGAGTTACCTTTATCAATTGTCATGGAGAATGACTTGTCGAGCTTTAATGTCATATCTTGGGAATCATCTTCCAGTTCCTTAGGCTGGCCATATCTCCATGTGCCACTTCTATTATAGTCTTGTAAAGGCTGTGTTACTGCGGAATATACATGTACTGTCTTAACACCATCGAATGTATATTCTGTATTTGTCTTGCCCGCAATGATAGATGATTGCAAGTAAGCCTGTGCCAGTTCGTCTGAATACTTTTCAGCGTAGTTTAATGCGGATTGTGCCATGATTTAATCTCCTTATTTTCCAAGCAGACCTTCAAGGAACGGGTCGCCGCCGACACTGGAATTGTTGGAATTCAAGCCACTGTTCGCATTCTTCTTGTTCTTACTGTTGACTGCATTGTTAGTAGCCTTTGTGCGGAGTGATTTGTTTTCCCAACGCAAGTACGCTTCCATAGGACTCATTCCACCGTTGATATCGTCGATTACTTCCGTGTCTAGGTGTTCAATGTCGATATCGGGATTGTAGTTGTACAGAGCTTGTACTTGGTCTCTAAAGTATGCATTCTCTTGCTCCTGTCTCTTTGCTTGAGATTCTGCATCTTGTCTAGCTTTGGCATCACGCTTGTTCTGATAGACTGCATTTGCGTATTCATGTGCCGCGTCGTCGTCAACATCGGGGTGCTTCTTCTGATACTCATTTGCAATCTGCGTGATTTCTGACTGTTCTTGAAAGTCGTTTAATCTTTCTGCGTATTCGTCAATTGTCATGCCCGCTCTTTCAGCGATAGCCGAAATTGACTTGAGCGCACCGTTCTCCAGTGCATCGAGTTTGCCCTTTACCTTGTCGTAATTCATGCCTTTCTGTGCAAGCATGATAGCTTCGTCGTGCGTAAGGGCTTTATCTTCGCCGTTATAGCGAATGTTCAAGAAGTCTTTAGCTTCTTCTGACTGTGTGTCTTGATTCTCATCTTCGTGAGTTTCTTCTGTTTCCTCAGTATTCTCATCTGTAGAATCATCAGTAGAATCGTCTGCAAACATTGTTTCAAACACATCGTCATTTTCGGTTTCAGATGATGATTGGTTTACCATTTCTTCTGCCATTTAAAATTCTCCCAAGTGCTATGGTTGGCACTAAAAAAGGCACCTCATTAGAAGTGTCTTTTCTCAAGCATATTGTAATTATTGGGTGTTATTGGACTCAGTCCTACTGATAGAACTCTTTACTTACAGCGTAGGTGTTTTGAAGCTGCTCATTTGCAGGGTCTCCACCGCCCGCTCTGTTGTCTATACCGTCCTTCATACCTTGTGTTTCTGTATTAGGTTGAAGTGCTTTATCTGTCATAGGCTGAACTGGCGGCATCATCTGTGCTTGCAATTGAGTCTGGTCTTGCACCTTCTTGATGGAGTCGATAAGTTCCTTCTTGTTTGGAAGATACTTGTCGGGAATACCTTCAAGATATGCTACTGCATCAGTAATAACACCCTTGTCCCAAAGACCGTCAAGTGTCTGTACTTGTGTAGCTTCACTCCAGTAGCTTGACTGACCAATCTCTACATTCAAGTCATAGTTGAGATTCTTGATTGTACTGAAATCAATCTGCATCGTAGTCTTGTAGATTACCTTAGGTACACTTCCGACTGGCTGAATCTGCTGACCAGTAAGAGGGTCAATCTGTGGAGGGAGTTCCGTTCCGTCCACAGGGTTCATATACGCTAGTCTGTCTACCAAGCCTAAGTCCTTGGCTTGTGCTTCTGTGATACGGACTTGTCTGATACCGTATGATTCCGACATGACATCAATGATGCTTCTTACGATATCCTCGTAGAACTGATAGAAGTCGAGCCTCTGAATCTCTAGAGGTACGCTTGATGCCTGCTGAACCGCAACGATGGCAGATGTATTGTTAGGGTTTGAAAGTTCACCCAAAGCAGCATCAGAAGCACCCATGAAGTCCTTTGTATACTGAATCGTAGAGTCAATCAGCTGAATAATCTGATTTGAGAAGTCGGGAGCCTTGACGGAATCCATCATCTTGCCCGCCATATCCATGTTAGGAAGTGATACCGCCTTTGTTACATCATTCGTAAGTTTTCCGAGCTTTGTTTGGTCGTAGAAAATCTTAGGGAATCCCATATTTGTCATGTAGACCATGCACATTGCGAAAATCTTGTTGATGAAGATTTGGTTAGGAATCAGTCCAGTGATAGGAGACTGACCGTGATATGAGTTCTTTCTGCGTTCCCACGTCATGTATGCAACTGGATAGTTCACATATCCCGTGTCTGTTTCTTCCTTGAGCACTACATTTTCTGTACATTTCATGTAATGCACGGAAGTAGTGTTCTTTGTTATCTCTGTTTTCGTAAGCGGGTCAATACCAACCGTTTCTTCCTTTTTGACCTTCCAAAACTTTGTGATTACAGTAACCAGTTCATTGGAATCCGTGTTAATCAAGATTCCATTCGGGTCAGAATCAGAGTGAATGTTCTCGATATCTTCCTTTGAGACTCCCCATGCTTCTGCCATGTCCTTTACAGTGTCCTTGTACAGACGCTGAACAATAAGAATATAAGGCTGAGACTGTACATCAATACTGTATGGATTGCCGAAGATGACATTTGTGTTGTCGATAATCTCTGTACGTACCTCGCCCTTTGCATCTTGGTTCGTTTCTATATCGGGGTCGAATGTTACGAACATGCATGTATCCCCGTCTACTGCACAGTTCTTCATATTTGTACGACACTTGAAGTTTGTCTTGTCTCTTTCAAGCACCTTTTCAATTTCTTTCGAAATAACGCTGCAGAATGCCTTGTTCTGCGTAGAAGTGTCGAAAGGTTCGATATTTACTCCTACATTGTCAGATACAATCATTGCAGTATAGTACGTACATACACGCTTGATGAGGTTGAATACTGGCTTCATTAGGTTAGGTGCATTTACACCGTCCCACTGGTCGCCTAGATAGAACTTTTCGTTCTTTTCGACCGTCTCATACAGTCCTTGTGACTGATTGTATGTCTGTCCGTTGGAATATTCATCCCATATAGCCCTTGGAGTTGTCTTAATTTTCATTTCCACCTCCCCATGAGAGTACATTGATGACCTGTCTCAACTGTTCTTTTTCCTCTTTTGTAAGTCCGTCCTTGTCAACGAGTCTCTGAGCTTCTGCCTTTCCGTCTGCATAGCCCTTGTTATATGACTTGCATCCCATGAATGCACCGCTCATCAGCCCGCACATGGCACAACATACGATAATAAGTAAAATCTGCATATCAGCCTCCGTAATTGATAAAATCGAGGTCATCTTGCGAGTATTCAAACTCCTCTGATACCTCATTATTCTGTACATATTCAGCTTGTGGCAATGTGTAGTACGTAATTGCGGCCGCCATTACACAGTCATCATGTGCTCCTTCCGCCGCTTCCGCTCTTCCCTTGTCATTCTTGACGAAACTCAGTGCTTCATGAAGGAAATCAGTGTCACAAATCAAATCTAGATGGTCATTTACGACATCAGTAAGCAAATCAATTGCCAACGGTCTTGTAAGTGATGTAGTTCTAAAGCCGAATTTCTTCTGTAGTGTCTTTTTGTACTGGTCTACCGACTCTCGTACATACATATTCAAGTATCCGAACTCTTGAAGCTTCATTGTCGGATAGGTAGAAAAGTTTGTTTCGGGGCAGAGCATCGCATAGTTGTAGTAGTATCCGAGTCTCATGTACTGCTCAACGAACATTTTCTCCCCGTTCTGAGCACGGTACTTCGCTACCATCTTTCCACCTTGGTCTTTGTCAACCACATAGGCTACAAACCAGTCTGACCCTTCTCCCGCAGTATCTGCACCGCTTGAGTATGTATGTCCGAACTGAGGTGGTTCATAGATAGTTACATATCCACCTTGTGTCTCATAGAAATTGCCTTGGTCAGTGAACATTCCTACCTTGCCAGCTACTGGGTGCTCTTCAAGCTCTCTGATACGTGCCATTACCTTCTGTGTATTGAATACTGGTCGTCCACTCAAGATAAACGCTTCTTCGGGATTGCTTGGGTATTCTTGACGGAACTTGTCTAAATCATTGCCACATAGGTTTCTGATGGCATTTCTACGCCACATAATCTGCTCGTCATCAAGGTCATACTCTTTCTTGATGCTCTGTTCCTCTTCTGTCAGTACTTCTCCGTGGTATGGAAGTCGGTACTCTTCCATTTCAAACCATGGAACAAACAGTGGAATCATGTCAGATTCGCCACTTACTGCCATATCCCACAGATTCTTGAAGTAGTTGTAACCATTCGCAGTACTTTCAATTACAAGCATACTGAAACCGTGCTGAGGAAGTGTCTGCAACAGACCCGTCATCTGGTCAGCTACTGTCTGCCCGTCCTGTTCCTCCCAAAAGGCTAACTCTGAGCAGTGAATGTAATTGAACGTATTGGAACGTCCTAAACCTCCTTGCCCCGCAGTCGCAACTCTGATATTGCTTCTCAAGCCTTTCTTTCTCTCATCGTCCGTCTTGCTTGGATTCTCGAATCTCAGTTCCTTTGCATTGGAGTATTTGAGCATAGGTTTCAAGCCTTTAGGCAAGTTCTCGTAGTATCTCTTGCACATATCAAAGATATGCGTACTACTGTCACTCGTATGTGCTACAACCAAAGCACTTCTGAAAAAGTTCGTCATGCATAGGCTCGTCATGACCGCTTCTGTTACCGTTGAGAAGCCCATCTGTCTAGCCTTGAGGATAATAACCTTCATAGGCTTGTCAGCGTTGTAGTGCTCTTTAAATATGTCGTAGAAACGATTCTGTGCGTGGTTCATTACCAAGGGCCTCAATTCTCCACTCTTGGTCTGAATGTTCATGAATCGCTCTATATACTCTTTCAGAGTAATTCCTAAGCCTTCATTCATGCTTTCATCTTTCCACCCGTCAATGCTTGCTCTAATGTAATCGCACCACTGTCTACCGCTTCAATTGTTCCCTTGTCACTCCAGCCCATATTCTTCAATCCGAAGATGGCACCAGTGACCGTACTCTTATCCATCATCTGATGCTCGTACATGTCTTGAAACATTGCTTGTGCATATTCGATAGCATCGTCATATTTTCGATTCTTGCTCAGTTCATTCCACTTTCTCTTGCCGATTCCACAGTACAGCAGCAGTCCCGCCTTTGTAGGCTTCTCTTCATGCTCAAAATACTCGTGTACCTTATCTTCAAACTCATTTGGAGTTAGATTTAGGTTGAATCTTTTCTGCGGTCTTCCCATTTCTTCCACCTCTTATCCTTGAATTAGTTATCTTCTCTACTGTCTCTGTACTGACTTCAAGTCTCAAGTCGGGCAGTACCATAATCCATTCCCCGTCATGCTCTATGAAGTACTCTATCTTGTCAGTATTGATAATGTAGTTGTCTTTTCTAATGAACATATGTGCTCCTTGTATACCCCTCATACTAGGGATTTTTACTTGTGACTCAGTCCATTAAAACTTTGTGGGGGTGCAATTTGGGATTCTCTCTCTAGGGGAATAACAACCACACAACAACAATAACGTTCCACATATCCCACGGGTGCAAAATCCCCTATAGGGGGGGTGGCTCTCCTCTTGCATGGTATATAGCTATATGCTTATGGCTTGGGGCTTTGGTAGTAGTTGTAAGGGGGCTATAGGGGTTCATATCATGATTAGAATAGAGCATCATATCCATTGAGATATTCAACAACAACATGAAAAGCCTTTGTTTATGGCCGTTAGTGTTCCAGCGTCTACCATTTTCTACTTTGTGAAGATATTCAATTGTTTCACAAGTTGTAGTTTGTGAATATTTCATTATTTATCACAGCTAGACCCAGTGACTTGTGAATATCGTTTAATTCGTAACAAATGACCAAACGTCATTTTTTCAAAAGATTACGTTACGTTATCCT